GCAGTGACAGGGTTTTCCAAGCCTGCCGCACGCCCCGCCAGTCGCGGCGACCTGCTGGCAGAAACGCTCGACCTGCTGCGCGTGTACATCCGCGACGAGCTAAACGACTGCCTGCCGTGTCGGGTGACGGCCGTAGTCGGCGAAGGCGTGAACGTGCAGATTCTGGCGCCGACCCTGCTGGCTGACGGATCGCTGCGGGCGTGGCCGGAGATTCCCGCCGTGCCGGTAGCGTTTCCTGGCAGCCAGGGTGCCGTGCTGTGGTTCGACCTTCAGCCTGGGGCCTTGGGTCTGCTCAAAGCCTGCGACCGTGATATCAGCCTGATCCTCGAAGCACTGTCCGAGGCCAGGCCCAACACGCTACGCCTGCACAGCTTCAGTGATGCGTTTTTTTTGCCCACCGACTTTTCGCCGATGACCCCAGGCGGCACCGGAGCGGCCATGCTTCAGACCCGCGACGGTGCCGCCTTCGTCAGTGTTGGTGCGGACGAGATCAGCGCGTCGATTGCCGGCTCTGAGCTGTCGATGGCGGCCGGCGAGATCAAGGCAACAGTAGGCCCGTCAACGGCTGTCCTGACGGCTGACGGGTTCACCGTGACAATCGCTGGCGTGCCTTTGGAGTTCACCGGGGCCGGTCTGAAAATGGGCGGCATCGAAATCGGCCCGCTGCACAAGCACTCTGGCGGCACCATCAGCGGCAGCACAGGACCCGTAACGCCATGATTACCATCGAAACCCTGCCGTCAGGTGACTGGGCATTCCTTCCAGACGGATCGCTGTCGGTGATTGCCGGTGAGCAGGCCGTTGACCAGGCGGCCAAGGAGTTCGTGCGCACGCTGCGCGGCGAGCTGATCTTTCGCACCGATAGGGGAATTCGCTGGGACGTGATCCTCGGGCCTGGCGTAAACGCCACGCTGGCCGAGGCGTATATCCGCACGCGCATTCTGGAGGTGCCGGGAGTTGTTGCTGTGCCAGCACTTGAGGTTACAATCGCGAATAATCTATTGACCTATGCGGCATCGATAGAAACCGTATATGGCGAGGCGGCCCTAAATGGCAGCATTTGAGTATCTAACCGGGCAGGGCGTCATCGTCCCGGATACGTCCGAAACCCTAGCGCAGGTGCAGCAAATGCACCGCGACGCCTGGGGCGCCGACGTGCTGCTCGACCCGGAGACGCCCCTCGGCAAGGTCGCCACTACTGACACGCTGATCCTCGACGCTGCAGCACGCGCCGCCGCCGAATCTCTGAGCATGTTTAACCCTGAGATCGCCGAGGGATCGGCGCTGGATGCGCTGGGGTCAATGCTGCGCATCAAGCGCTTGGGCGCAACTGCTTCGGCGATACCGGCCGTGGCCTTATCAGGCACCCCCAATACCATCATTCCGGCCGGCGCACAGTGCATCGACACTAACGGAAAGCGCTGGCAGACCGATGGCGTGCGGATCATCCCCGCCAGCGGAAGCGTCCTGGCGACCGTTACCTGTACAGAATCAGGGCCTATCGAGTGCCCGGTCGGCGCCCTGAATCGTATCGCTCCAGAATCTGCCGTGCTGGGCTGGGAGACGGTGACAAACAGCGCCGCCGCCAGCCCTGGCCGGCTAGTCGAAAGCAATGCCGAATTCCGTCGCCGGCGTCGCCGCATGCTGGCGATCAACGCCGCCGGTAGCCTGGCCGCCATCGACGCCGCGCTTTATGCGCTGCCCAGCGTGCGCAGCTTGCAGCGACGCGAGAACTACACCGGCGGACCGCTGACCATCGACGGAATCCTGCTGGCCGAGCATTCGATTTGGTATTGCGTCGAGGGCGGCACAGATACCGAGGTCGCACTGGCAATCATGTCAAAAAAAGACCCGGGATGCGGCTTCAACGGCGCTATCACCGTGCCGACCACGGACCCTACGTCGAAGCAAATTTACTCCGTGCAGTTCGACCGCCCCATCGTGCGGCCGGTATGGGCGCGCTACACCGTCGCACCAGTAGCGCTGGACGTAGACGAGCTGTGCAAGGTTGCAACAGAGCGCTATGTGGCTGGCGAAATCGAGGGCGATCAGGGGTTTGTAGTCGGCTCCAGCGTCAGCCCGTTTGAGCTTTCCGCAGCAGTGAACGACGTAGAGCCGCGAATCTTTGTGCGCAAGGTCGAGCTTTCCACTGACGGAATCGCCTACTCGTCAAACGAGCTCGCCATCGCTATCAACGAGCTGCCGACCATCGACCGTTCGCGCATCACCGTGGTGACGCAGTGAGGGCCCCGTTCGACGCATCCGTTGACCTGCTGCGCGCCTTGCTGTGGCGGGACTCTGGCGCGCTCAAGTTTCAAAAATACGTCGAACTTAAACAGGATCTCGCCAATCATCGGCTGGGCCAAATCTATGACGAATGGGTGCAAAATGTGCTCAACGTCGATACAGCAAACGAGTTCGGCCTATCCGTGTGGGCGCGCATCCTCGACGTAAATCTGCAGGTCAAGGCCGAAGAAGCTTCTACCAAGCAGAACTTTGGCTTTGGCGCCAATAACCGCAACTTCAATCGGGGCAACTTCGGCACTCAGGCCGGCCAAGTGACGACGCTCAACCTGGAGCAGCGCCGGATCGTTATTAAGCTGCGCCTGTACCAACTGACCGGGCGCGCCGCCGTGTTCGAGGTCAATGCCTATCTCGCCGAACTATTCGGTGAAAACGTCGTGTATGCCTATGACCCGCTGAATATGACGTTTATTACCTACTTTTTCAGCGAAGTTCCCGCACAAAGTATCCGATACATCCTGACCAATTTCGATCTGCTCCCGCGTCCGGCCGGTGTCGGAGTTTCGTGGGTGGTGTCGCGCAAGCCGGCGTTCGGCTTCGGGCCGTTTAACCTCAACTTCAACCGTGGGAATTTTGGGGCATAACCAATGACTTTTCCGTTCAAAATCCCGTTCGCCACTAGCGGCAATCAGGCGGCAATACCGGAAACCGACCTGTCGGGATTCGTCAACTTCACAGACGGATATACGCCGGATTACCAGCTAGACCCGGAGACCGACCCGAACGGGAAGGTGCTGGAACGCGACAAGTGGAACTGGCTATTCAACCGAATCACGGCTGCGCTCGGGGAGGGCCAGAGAAATGGCGCGTTTGAGTGGTATAGCGCGCTTGCTCCGTATGGGCTCGGCGCAGTAGTTGTTCGGGATGGGCGGCGCTGGCAGTCCACTGTTTCAAACAACTCAACCGAGCCTGGTGATGTGGGAGCCACGTGGTCTGACATAACCAATTCGCCAAGTGAGTTCGCAAAAACATTGCTGGACGATGCAACGGCAAACGATGCGCAGACGACGCTCGGCGTGCAGGAAAACACGCAAGCTGATGCCGAGGCTATGACCATCGGAACCGGTCGAATAACGCCCCGCCGGCTGTTACAGGCCTTGCGGGCAAGCACAGCACAGGCAACGCAATCTCTTCGAGGAGTCATGCGGCTCGCAGACCAGACGGAAGTGGACGGCGGCGTTGTCGCGACCGTTGCCGTAACGCCAGCAACGCTGTACGCGGCGTCGTTCGGAAGGGGCGTGCAATCTGTGCAAAACGTGCAGGCCAGCCGCGCTATTGGAACCACCTACACAAACTCGACAAACAAAGCAATTGTTGTTTCTGTGGCAATATCGCTAACTGCTGGAGCAGTTTCTGATGGCCTTGTTAATGGCGAGATTTTCAGTCGCGCATCTAACAACGGGACGGGCGGAGCAACTATTACGCACCTTCTGTTTGTACCGCCTGGGTCAACCTATCGAGTGGATGTCGGCAGCATTTCGTCATGGAAGGAGTACCGGTAATGAAGTACTACAAATCTGCCGATGGGGAAGTTTTCGCCTACGCCGCCGACGGCTCGGAAGACGCATTTATTCGTGTCGGATTGGTGCTTATGAGTGAAAGCGAAGTCATGGCGCACCTCAACCCTGCATCAGCGCAAATCGGTCCGCGCTCAATCACCATGCGCCAGGCGCGCCTGCTGCTACACAGTCGCAACATGCTGACCATGGTTCAAGAGGCCATTGATTCCCTCGACGAGCCGCCGCGCATTGCTGCGCAGATCGAATGGGACTACTCCAGCACGATGGAGCGCAATAAGCCGTTCGTAGCCATGATCGCCGGGCACATTGGCCTCACTGACGAGGACCTGGACGCCATGTTTATCGAGGCTGCAACGCTGTGAGCCAGTCGGTGCGGGTCATCTTTACGCGCAACTGGCTACCTGGTTCGCTGCTGATCCGTGCCGCAACGTGGTCGCGCTGGTCGCACTGCGCGCTGATCGTGGGAGACGAGGTGATTGAGTCAGTCATGGGCTATGGCGTTCGCCGCCGGGCGCTGGCTGATCTGATCGCCTCCAGCAGTGCGCACAACTGCGCAGACCTCCCAGTGCAGGACGCTGCGGGAGTGATTGAGGCAGCCGAAACGCAGATCGGCGCACGGTACGACTGGACCGGCGCACTCGGCATTGCGCTGCGTCTGGTTCGACAGGATCGCGACGCGTGGTTCTGCAGTGAGCTGCTGGCGTGGGCTGCATATGCAAGCGGTTCGCCGTGGTTTCGCCGAGATCGTATCGGCCGCGTTACGCCTGAGCATCTGTGGATGTTGGCGCCGATTTCAGCGCCTAACAAGGGGCCGTAAATGGAGCAACGAGTCAGCAGCTTGGAGCGTGAAACGCACACGCTAACGCACCGCATGACTGCGCTTGAGCAGCGTACCAGCGGGATTCCAGAGCGCGTGTCGAACATCGAGCTGCTGGTCTCGCGTATGCCCGCACTGGAAAGCCAGTTGAAGGAGCAGGGGGCGCAGAGTCAGCGCGGATTCACCATGACCAATGGAATTCTGATTGGCGCCGGCGCGTTCTGGGCTGTGTTCCAAGCTGGCCCGGATGTTCTTAGATTGCTGGGGGGAAGGTAGTGAACGTACACGCATTCTGGGCAGCCATCGCCCTTCTGCTGGGCCTACTCGGGGCCGTAACCGGCATTTCGAGCGGCAGCAAAATGGGCGCAGAGAGCGCCGAAGCAAGGATCGCAGAAACCTGCCGCCAGTCAGGGGCGTTCGTCGTCAAGCGCAGCGCGTTCAGCTGCGCACGGGCGGAGAAATAGCATGATTGAGAAGCTGAAAGACAGCCTAGTGGATGATGCCGGCCAGGCGTGGAAGTTCGCCAGCATGCAGATCGTCGCCGCCATTGGCGCGCTGGACCTGCTGTATGAGCATCTGCCGTTCGCACAGCAGTACCTGCCAGATAACGCGGTGGCCTACCTGGCGGGCGCGGCAATCTTTGCTCGAATCTATAAGCAGAAGAATATCGATAGAAAATGACTATTGATCAGGGGTTGTTTGCGCGTTCGAGTCGACAGCTGCGGCGCGATGAGGGGGCTGTCAGCCATGCCTACACCGACAGCGAGGGCTACCTCACCATCGGCGTGGGTCGTCTGGTCGACAAGAAGAAGGGCGGGCGTCTGCGCGACGACGAAATGGAGTACCTGCTGCGCAATGACATCGAGGAAACCGCCGCCGCCTTGCGCGACCGTCTGCC